GGAAGGGACGTGTCGTAAGACACTATCCTTTCCCAGGGGTCTGTAGTGTGGAACTGAGTCCCACTACCACAGGTCGGCATCGCCGATTTCTTGGAGTAACCAACATGACTAACATATTCCACCAGAGTTCTTTCTCTGAATTGGTGGCTTTCTTCAATGCTATCGATGCCGAGAGGCATCGCGACGCATTGGCTAGAGCCTACCAACATTTCAGCAGTAGGTCCGAGGAGGGTGTGACAGTCGTCACGGTTACCAAGGATCAGCTGAGTGGATACGGCGTCACAGTGGAAGAATGGGAAGAATTCATTGGCTATGTGCCACTTGAAAACTTCTTGTTCTCTTCTGCTTTAACCTCGTAATGACTTATTAATGTCGTACCTGTTACTCTGGTGCGGCTTGAAACCGCATCAGAGGAGATTACGAACATGTCATTGGCAGCTTTCACTAATGAAGGCGGATACCACCAGAAGCTCGACCTGGCTCAGGGCGAGCAGAGTGGTATCTCATATGGACACGGAGTCGACGAGATCATCTATGATGTTCCGTATGTCTCCGAGTATGCTCAGAAACCTTCGTCTCCAACGAAGAGTAATGGTCATATACCTACCGACTGGTTTCGATCAGTTGGAAAGGTTGTCCAAAATGAGCCAGCTGTCCGTCAGCGCAGAGTACACGTTGATGGTGAGTTGGTCGTTGACCTCTCGGTCACCGAACATATCACCAATACGTATCCTACCTTCTCGTATACCGTGGAACTTCCCGGTTTCGATGAGGCTAGGAACTATGCGTTAACTAAGGCCAAGAACAAACTCCATGAGCACTCCAGCTCATGGGGCGAGAACTTAGGTCAAGGAAAGAAAACATGTGAAGACCTTGCCAAGGGAGCTGGTAAGCTCGCCAAGGCATTGCTCGCTTTAAAACGCGGCAATGTTAAGGAGGCTGCTAGAAACTTTGGCATTGGGTCCGGGGGCAAGCCCTTCGAGTCCGTGGCCGACTTTTGGCTCGCGAGTCAGTTCGTCATTAAACCGACGCTATCTGATATTCACGAGCTGAATCAAGCTGCGATCGAAGTGTTGAAGAAGAAGCATCCATTTTATGTGGCTGCTACCGCTGAAACGGATAATGATTACCGTTTTACGTATGAGTTTCGGGAATGTCACGCAGTCGCAAAAGCGCGCTTTCGAGCGCAATTAAACGGCTGGGTTGAAAATACCGAGACTTACCTTCTTCAATCTGCTGGCCTTATGAATCCGGCTGATATCGCGTGGGAGCTTCTCCCCTGGACGTTTGTCATTGACTGGTTCGTACCAGTTGGCAATACGCTTCAGGCGATGACTGCAGGATTCGGTCTCAATGATAACGGAGGCTGGGTTACGCACCATATTGATGCGGCCCTCCTCATTCAACATACTGTTGATGAGGACGATGGAACCGATGGTTACCGTCGTATTAGCCCGGGAGCTTTCGCTGAAGAGCGATGGACTTTCGCTCGTGGCTGCTTCACGTCCTGGCCTCTATGGACAGGATTCTACGCAGCTCCGAATCCGTTTTCTAGTGCTCATGGCTTGAACGCCATGGCACTTTTACGCCAATTGCTATAGCAATCCCGCTGTAGCATTCATCAGACACAGTCGGGTTAGAGCCCGACTATAAATAATGAAAGGCACAGTATATGGCCGCAAAAGCAAACGTAGTCCTCAAAGACCACGCGAACGCTGATGTCACGTTTTCCCCAAGGGAGACCGTGGATGGCGTCACGACGTATATCAATACGTCGGGAGTCCCTGCTGACGAACGCATTCTGACCATTTCGATGGCCAAGAAGAAGTCCGCCGGCGGGGGCAGGAAGGCAGTTGTGAAACTGACCCTTCCTGTCGTGCAGGACATGACGGTCAATGGTATCAGCAAGCCCACTCGGGTTCGTGTGGCGTATGCCACGCTTACCTTGGAGTTTGCGGATACCTCCGTCACGACCGAGCGTCAGGATATGCGGAAGATGCTGGACGCTCTCGCGAGCGCCACAGTGTTTTCCGATCTTCTCGACAATACCGATCCTCCCTGGTAAGGGGAGGGCCGGCATGCCGGAAGATCCTGACGATCTGCACCTGCGCGGAAGCGCAGGTGTAAGCGATCGAGTCTTCCTCGCATTCTGTGTGATTGGGTGTTTCCTAGCTTTGCTAGCGATACTCAGTCTCCCAGGGTGCGGGTTGGCCTATCGCATCCACGCAACCTCCGATGGTACTGATACCACCGGAGATTTCATGATTGGAGGACCACATGAAAACTCGACAACCGATAGCGTTGAACGCTCCGGTAATCCCGACGTCGTTGACAACCTTTCTCGTTGATGAGATTAATCGCCTACAGTCTTCGGTTAAAACCGATTATCTGAAGGAGACGTTCTTATCGAAATACGTGTCGAACGAAACCGACCCTGCCCCCATCCGGAGGCAGCGAGCCATTGAAAAATGGCTCTGGACGGAAGTTGACAACGAAGCGACTAACGAACGCATTTTAAACACACACGGGGATTTCAATATTCTTCCTCGTGTGGCGTTCGGCGGCTTCGTAGATTGGTGTCGTGATTTCATACGCGATACCATTGGGGAAACACCTCCTGTAGAAGCGCTTCTCGGCGCTTTCTCTGGCGGTGCATCGACAAGTCGTCAGCGTACTTCGAGTCAACCCGGCTCGAAGTATCTCGGGATAGCACACACCACTGAGAGGTGCCTCGGTATTTTCTCCTCGTTAGAGGACGAGATGCCAGGGTGGCCAATTGGTAAGGGAGTAATCTCACCAGAGGTTGTTCCGGGCAATGTGCTGTTTACCGTTCCCAAGAAAACCGAGATAGATCGGGTTGCTTGCAAAGAGCCTGATCTTAACATGTTCATTCAGAAGGGCATAGGCAACTATTTCCGTAGGTGCCTACGACGTACTGGAATAAACCTTAACGATCAGTCCATAAACAGGTCGTTAGCTCACAGGGGATCTGTGACCGGTTCATTAGCCACACTGGATCTTTCCAGCGCTAGTGATTCAGTCACGGAGGGTCTTTGCGCCCTCTTTCTCCCTGAGATCTGGTACACCCACCTTGATGCCGTTAGGTGTCATGTCACTGTCATTGACGGTGAGGAACATCGGAACCAAATGTTCTCGAGTATGGGCAATGGCTTCACGTTCGAGTTGGAGAGTCTTCTCTTCTTCACGATCGCGAAAGCTGTTGCCTTCTTCACGGGAACGCGAGGTGTCATTTCCGTTTATGGTGATGATATAATTTGCCCCGTGCAACTCTGCGAGAATCTTGAGTGGGTCCTAAGATGGTTTGGCTTCACCGTTAATTCGGAGAAGTCATGCGTCGAAGGCCCATTTCGAGAGTCTTGCGGGGGTCATTACTGGAATGGACTTGACGTAACTCCTTTCTACATTCGAGCACCGATTGAATCGTTGGTCGATGTTATTGACGTGGCTAACAAGCTGCGGCAGTGGGCGTCGGTCGATGGTTGTTCCATCTTGGATCCCGAGGTGGAGTCTATATGGCTCCATCTCAAGCACTTGGTGCCTCAGTGTCTTTGGGGTGGTGAAGATACCTCTTTTAAGTACCGGCTTGTGTCTTACGACATAGGCACACACCGTCTCTCGGAAAAGAGAAAGCGTGTGTCAGCTGGACTTGGAGGGTATTATCACTGGCTGAATGCCACATGGGATCGCGATTTCTCGTCGGATGGGATTGAGACCTCATCCTTCACAGTGACTCGTCCATCAGACTTGTCACTAAAGAAAGTGCGAAAACCAACGGTACCTCAGTTGCCCGCCGTATTCCTGTCGGAAATCGGCCGGTTCTGAGATTCGGCCCGTGTAAACACGGGCGATTCCGCGATGGCGGTGGCTCTATGAGTTGAAGGGTTGTAATCCAACAATTCATAGTTTACTTCTAG